ATATAATGAACCTCATTTAAAGGTAATGGGTCTTGAGATGGTGAAGTCTTCCACACCTGCTGCCGTGCGTGAGAAAATGCGACAACTTATCAAACTGATTGTTACGACCGATGAATTAACAGTGCAAACTTTTATTGCTGAGTTTAAAGAACAGTTCAAATCATTGCCTGTTGAAGAGATATCTTTTCCGCGTGGATTGAATGGTTTGAGAGAATATTCAGACTCTTCTACGCTATATAAAAAAGGCACACCGATTCATGTGAAGGGTGCGATACTTTATAATCATTTCCTAAAACAACAGGGCTTGACAACTAAGTATCAGTCGATTCAAGAAGGTGAAAAACTAAAATTCACTTATCTTAAATCACCGAATCCTTTTAAAGACTCTGTGGTATCTTTCCCAACAAGATTACCTAAAGAGTTTGGTCTACAAGAATATATTGATTATGATCTACAGTTTGAAAAAACATTTCTTGATCCAATCAAAACTATTCTTGATTGTATTGGTTGGGAAACTGAAAAACAAAATACTTTAGATTCATTCTTCAGATGATAAACGCCATTCTACCATTTATTACTGCAATCGCTCTGTCTGGTATTGCCGCATATTATTCAGTCATTGGTCTTGCACAGATATTTCCTGGTTCATACTGGCCCATCATCATTATGGGTTCGGTACTTGAAGCAGCAAAATTGGTAACAGTATCTTGGTTATACAATAACTGGAAAGAAACATTCTCTGCATTGAAAGTGTATTTTCTGATTGCAGTTATATTACTCATGGGTATAACTTCAATGGGTATCTTTGGTTATCTTTCAAAAGCACACATTGAGCATTCTACTGGTATCACACCATTGGTTGAAAAGGAATTCATTTATGATGAGAAGATCAAAACGCTTAAAGAAACCATCGAGACTAATCGCAAAAATGTCTTACAGTTGGATGCGGCTGTCGACCAAGTCATGGCACGCTCGGCGGACGAAAGGGGGGCAGAGAGGTCGAACCAAATCCGCAAAGCCCAACAGAAAGAGCGCCTACGAGCGGCTGATGAGATTGCTAGGGCGCAGGCCGAAATACAGAAAATTACGGAAGAAAAGTCTCCTATCTCCTTGGAAATCAAAAAGGCTGAATCAGACTTGGGGCCTATAAAATATGTGGCAGATGTAGTTTATGGCACACAAGACCGTGACTTGATTGATAAGGCGGTTAGGTTAGTAATCTTTGTTATTATTGTGGTGTTTGATCCACTGGCAGTATTGTTGTTGATTGCTGCTAATCAAACATACCGTAGAATAGAAGAAGAAAGAATTAAACCTAAGAATAAAAAGGCAGTAAGAAAGAAAAAGATTGACAAGAGTGATGGTTCTAGTTTAGAATCATTCTTAGTAGATGATAATCATCAAGTAATACGGAAAGATAAAATTGCTGACATGAATGGAGATATGAATGAGCGTTCTTGATAAGTTAAAAAAAGCATCGACAATTAAAGAGACTTCGATCCTTGCATCATCTCAGTTTTTTACTGAGAAAGATATGATACAAACGAGTGTACCTATGGTGAATGTGGCATTGTCTGGTAATCTAGATGGTGGCCTAACACCTGGTCTGACTATGTTTGCTGGTCCATCCAAACATTTTAAAACTGCATTTGCTTTGTTGATGGCATCTGCATATCTGGAGAAATACAAAGATGCCGTTATTCTATTTTACGATTCTGAGTTTGGCACTCCTCAATCTTACTTTGATACATTCAATATTGATACCAATCGGGTGTTGCATACTCCTATTACCGACGTTGAGCAGTTAAAACATGATATAATGATTCAGTTGCAGCAGATTGCAAAAGGCGATAAAGTTATTATCATTCTTGATTCGATTGGCAATCTAGCATCAAAGAAAGAAGTTGATGATGCCACAGAAGGTAAAACTGTAGCAGATATGAGTCGTGCCAAACAAATGAAGTCGTTGTTCCGTATGGTCACACCACACTTGACAATCAAAGACATTCCAATGATTGTTGTGAATCACACATACAAAGAGATCGGTTTGTATCCTAGAGATATCGTTGGTGGCGGTACAGGTTCGTATTACTCAGCAGATACGATTTGGATTCTTGGTCGTCAGCAAGAAAAGACCGGCACCGAAATCACAGGATACAACTTCATCATTAATGTTGAGAAGTCACGATTCGTGCGTGAGAAATCAAAGATACCTGTGGCAGTATCGTTCGATGGTGGTATTCAAAAGTATTCTGGTCTGATGGACATTGCACTTGAAGGAAACTTCGTGAACAAACCATCAAATGGTTGGTATGCCAAAGTTGACCAAGAGACTGGTGAGATTGGTGACAAGAAACGATTCGATGATACACAAACGGCAGAGTTTTGGAATGATATTCTTGCTAGTGAAAAGTTTAAAGAGTATGTAAGGAAACGATATGAAATCACATATGGCAGCATTATGGGAAAAGATCCAGTTCTGGAAGAAGTCAAGTTCGTTGGTAATGTATAAAGAAGATATAGATTATCAGTTTATACCATCTGATGATGATCAGATTACAGGCATCGGCATACTAAAAGGTAAGTATGCTGGTGTTCTGTATCACTATGGTAAAGCAAAAGTAATTGAAGAGGGTGAGTTTGCTCGATTGTATTTCGATTATACGATTGAGCATTCACCAAACTTCACCATTCATGACTTGACAAAAGATGAAGAATTTCATACAATGATTGGTGACATACTAACAGATATTTTAATGAAACAATCCAATGAAACGATTAGAAACCACGATTCTGAAGAATTTGATATTTAATGATGATTATGCACGTAAAATTTTACCATTCATAAAGTCGGAATACTTTACCGATAACACAGAAAAAATACTCTTTGAAGAAGTTGAAGAGTATATCAATCACTACAAACATCTTCCTACCTACGAATCACTTGTAATTAATTTCACCGAATCTAAATCGATGACTGAACAGCAAGTTCAAGATTCGGTTGAAATGCTTCGTGCAATTAATGCAGAGAAAGATGAAGCATCAAATATCTCATGGTTGATTGACAACACAGAAAAGTTCTGCCAAGATAAAGCAATCTACAATGCTATCATGAAGTCTGTAAAGATTCTTGATGATAGAGATAACCGAGATAGTAAAGGTTCTATTCCACAATTATTAAGTGATGCACTTGGGGTATCATTTGATTCATCTGTTGGTCATGATTATGTTGAAGATGCTGATAATCGTTTTGACTTCTATCATCGACACGAAACAAAAATTCCATTTGACCTAGATATCTTCAATAAGATTACCAAAGGTGGCCTACCACAAAAGACATTGAACATTGCACTTGCTGGCACTGGTGTTGGTAAATCTTTGTTTATGTGTCACGTTGCGGGTTCGTGTTTATCTCAAGGTCAGAATGTGTTGTATATCACGATGGAAATGGCAGAAGAACGAATCGCAGAACGTATTGATGCCAACTTGTTGAATATTGATATATCTGATTTGAATTCTATTAGTAAACAAGATTATGACCGCAAGTTCTCTGCATTGAAAGTTAAAACCCAAGGTAAGTTAATCATCAAAGAGTATCCGACCGCGGCTGCATCAGCACTTCACTTCCGTGCTTTGTTAAATGAATTGCAACTAAAGAAAAGTTTCAAACCTGATATCATCTTTATTGACTACCTTAACATTTGTGCAAGTGCCAGAATCAAAGCGGGTTCTAATGTCAATAGTTACTCTTATATTAAGGCGATTGCAGAAGAATTGAGGGGTCTAGCGGTCGAGTTCTCAGTACCCATTATGTCAGCCACTCAGACAACCCGTAGCGGGTTCACAAGCAGCGATCCGGGTCTAGAAGATACGTCCGAATCATTCGGTCTACCAGCGACCGCTGATTTTATGTTTGCTTTGATAAGTACCGAGGAATTAGAGCAATTAAATCAGTTAATGGTTAAGCAACTAAAGAATCGATACAATGATCCCAATACCTTCAAAAGATTCGTTATAGGCATTGACAGAGGCAAGATGAAACTGTATGATGTAGAACAGTCTGCACAAGATGATATTGTTGATGCTGGTCAAGTCGATGACAAACCACTGAACACTTTCGGTGAGCGTGAGCGTACAAGCAAGTTCAAAAACTTCGGGGGATTTAAAGTATAAATACTCCAAAGGGGGGTATTGAATGTTTTCTGAAGCGAAATTCAAGAAGGAAATTAAAAAATTAGGTATCACGAAATACACTCTTGATAAAGATAAAATAATAGTTTCATCAAACGAAAAAAGTCAATCGGCAAGAAAGGGTCATCTACTTGCACTACAGAGTTTTTTTCCTGGATCGATATTCGTTGATGATGGTGGATCAGGTCAACTTCAAGTTAAAGAGGGCCGTAAAATTGTTCTTAGAGTATTTTCGAAGCCAGAAAAAACTGCTGGTGGATTAATATTAAAACCTCAATTTTTCAGTGGAATAACAGACGAATATATTAAATTTACTGACTATGCACCTAAAGTAATTACTTCAATTGAAGAAAATGCGAAATTGAATGTTGGACAAAAAGAATATTTAAAAAGTTTAGTGAATTATAATGTGAATCCTTCATCTGCAAATACTATCAGTTTAAAGAAATCATATAAAACATTAAAAGATACTATCCCAATAAACACAATAAATAATGATTTCAGTGAAATACTTGGTCCAATTGCAGTTGTAAATTTAGGACTATTACCAATCGAAAAAAACGGGGCTTATGTTTTTGTTCCAGGTAGAAGTAATGAACCTTTATTAGATTATAAAATAATGACTGGAAAAGGAAACAACAAAGAAGTATATAAAATATCTGCAAAATCTGGTGATACGACAAATACATTAAAACCAGGGGATGTTTATAACTTAATTACTGAAGATGAAGTAATTTTTAAAAAATTTAAAAGCACATTACAATTTAAAGTGGTTGAAATTTTGGCTAAAAATGGGTGGAAACCTGGACCTATACTTGCGTTAAATTTCTTAAAAACTAAAAATATTAAGGCTGCTCAATGGATTGATAGCACAGAATATTCACCTGCTTTACGGCAACAATCGGAAAAGACTTTAGAAAATATATCCAGAACCGAATTAGATTTCACTCCATTATATGAAGCCGCAACAAACTTAAAAATTTATTATGTGAAGTTTAGATTAGGAAGTGATGGTATTCCAAACTGGGAAATATTAAAAGATGATGGAAATAGACCAGAAACAAAGAAAAGAATCGAATTTCGTTCTAAAAATTACGTAGATAGAACAAAAGGTGATAAATTAGGGTTTCAACCAAAATGAAATTTTCAGAATACATAACAGAAGCAAAAGAAGGTAAGAATGTTCATCTAGAACATTTGGAAGATAATGTATTGAACAATGGCGTATCTGGTGCAAGGGAAGCAATCAACTTCCTGCGTTCACTTCGTAACATGTTAGCGGGTCATTCCGATGTTAAAGTAAATGTCACAACTAAATGGGATGGTTCACCTGCTATATTTGCTGGCATCAATCCAGAAAATGGTAAGTTCTTTGTTGGTACAAAATCAGTGTTCAACAAGAATGCCAAACTAAATTATACTGATGCAGATATCGATGAGAATCATGCAGCAGAAGGTCTAAACAATAAACTAAAAATTGCACTTGCGTATCTACCAAAGTTAGGTATCAAAGGTATTCTGCAAGGCGATATGATGTTTACAAAAGATGATCTGACTCCACAAACAATT